TGGTCCCTGAGGCCGCACGCTTGTAGGACCCCCGGACCTCGGGCGGCTTGTCCACGGCATCGAGTCTCACATCCCTGACCTTGATCCCGCATTTGGTGAGGATGCCCGCGACGGGGTAGACGACCTGCTTTTTGATCATCCACTGGTCGAGGCCCTGAACGGTCAACTTGATCAGCATGTCCTCACCGTCGGCGAAGGTCTCGACCTTCTGGACATGCTTGGAGTGTTTGACGACGTGGTCCCCGGCCGCCTTGATGGCTGTAGCCAGAGTGAGGGCGTCACCGGGTGGAGTCAGCCGGTAGGTGTATATCCGGATCACCATGGCCCCCTTAAAGTGGCTCAGATTTGATCTGAGGGCGTTGCGCCTGGTCAGACTTGGTATACATGACCGTCGCGGCCTGGGCCCCGGCGATGACCAGCACGAACAGGCCCACGAACCGGGAGTCCCACAGCTCCAACAGGACCGTGCCACCGGAGATCACCTGGAGACCGGCGAGGATCGACGTCCACAGCCTCATGGCTACTTCACCACCGCCACGATGATGCCGACGATCAAGGACAGGCCAGCCGCGACAACCGAGAAGTAGAACTGGTTGCGGACCGTCGTCTTGTCCTTACGGTCATTGTCCCGGTCGACCTCAAGCCTGGTCACACGCGACTCGACCACAGTATGGCGGGCATCAAGGTTCTGATGCTCCACGACATGGACATCCTTACGGACCATGGCGCTCATCTGTAGACGGAACTCATCCCTGAAGTCTCGCAGGGTTCGGCTCACTTCTCGTAGCGTGGGCACATCGTCATCTTCGTAAGGGGCCATCGTCATACCACCCATGATCTTTTATATGGGACGCAACGGCAAGCTACGCCCCATATCCGTAAGGAATTACTTGGTCCTCAACGCCAAGGAGGTCTTAGGGCCGACAACGCCGTCCACATCCTTAGGCGTCCACTTGCGCTGGAAAGCACGCACAGCCGAGTCTGTAGCCGGGCCGAAGTCGGCGTCAAGCGACAGCGAATAGCCATGCCCGTTCAGGTACGCCTGAAGCTGCCTGACCGCAGTGCCCTCCATCCCGGCCTTCAGCAGAGGCCAGGTGAAAGGAGACGACACGGGACGCCAGTCGGTCTTATCCGCCTCGGCTGCCCTGGTGTGCTGGATCGAAGTGTGGATGTGCCCGTAGTGCAGGTTCGAACCCGTGTACTTGACTGGCTTGAACCGCTTGTCGACATGCATGATCCGGGCCGCGTGGATCACATAGCGCACCGAAGGGTGAAGCAGGGCCGAAGCCAGGACGGTAGGGACGTGCAGGCCGTCCTTGTCCAGGTCAAGGGCCCTGACCACACCCGAGGCGGCAGGGTTGTGGTCACTCGTGCGGGACTGGTGGGCCGCATCCCCAATCCAGCCATCGGAACTCTTGTCCCGGTTCGGCCAGCGCATGTTGACCGAGGTACGGAACCGGGCCAGTGAAGGTGCCAGGTACGGGCTAGGCATCAGGCCACCCCCGGGTATTCGATGTCGTTCGGGAAGGCCAGGACACCTTCCCATGCCTGCACCCCAAGGTCATCCTCACCACCCAGGGACTCGGGATCGTCGTCCTCAGGCCAGCGCGTCAGGTCCTCATCGTCTTCTGCCATAGACACAGAATAGCCCCGGATGATCCGGTTATGTCCGAATCATCCGGGGCCAGTTGGGTTTGCCCGGCTACTTGTGGACCACCGACTGCGGGTCAGCGGTCAGCGCGTTGAAGTACGACGGGGTAGACAGCATCCCGATGCCGTACGAGGCCGTGGGATTCCAGTCGGCGTAGACGGCGGCTGCGTCCATGACCCGACCGGTGATCACCGCATCGTTGGGGTAGTCGACGATCCTGCCCGGCAGGGTGCCCGTGTAGCCCCAGGCGTGGGGCAGCAGGTAGAACCTGCGGTCACTGAACCTGGCAGGCTGCTCGGCCGCCAGGGCCAGGATCGCATTGCCCACGGCCCGGTGGTCGGGGTGGGGCTCCACGGCACTGATGTAGGTGTGCCCCTTGATCCTCACCACCGAGCCGAGCTGGTTTGCCACGGCCAGGATCGCAGCCTTCGCGCTGGCCGTGGTCACCTGGCCGTCAGGCAGTTCAGCCCAGTGCAGGACCGCGTTGGGCGCGGTCAGGGCAGCCACGGCCCGGATGCCTTCGGTCTGCCTGGCCATGGCGAACTCGCCCTGGGTCAGCGTCGGGTGCCCCTGGTCGGCCAGGGTGGCGTTGAGGCCGTTCAGGGTGCTGCTGGCTTCGCCGTAGGTGAGGATGAGCACGTGGACGTTCTGGCCTGAGTGCTCGGCGATGGCAACGCCCATGGCCAGGGTCTCGTCATCGGGGTGGGCGGCGACGAAAAGGACAGGCGTGCCGGTGGGACTGGGCAGTGGTGTGGGGCTTGCGGGGGGCTGGCCGTCACCGGGTGCCGCGCTGGCCGGGTGGATGGCGGCCATGGTGGCGGCGAACATTGCTGCTCCCGCCAGGACCACGGCGGCGATGCGGATTTTGAGGTTGTTTGGTTTCATGGTTTCCCCTTCCCTAGGGATCTAGCTTATGTTGGACATCCACCTCATGGACATCCATGTCTGGTGTATCACAGCCGTGCTATTGAGCGCACCACCAGAAGTCTGCAAACCCAGCATCTCCACATACTGGCCAGCGAGCAGGTCGTACTCCGATGCAGCGTGGATGACCGCAGTACCCGTAGCGGCAGTGTTCGTAGCCTGCTCGGTGACCATGGTCGCCCCGTTGGCTCGGATCTGGCAGATGCGACGACCGACCGCATTAGCGTCAAATCCGACATTTGCCAAGATTAGATAACGGCCGTCGATGGGGGCAGTCAGGCGAGACGGCTGAGCACCATCCCACATGTTCGCGTTGTCCCAGATCTGCGTAGCCAGCGGAATCACCGTCGCCGTGTTGTTCAGCATGTTCGTCACACCCGAACCCCACGCCTTGCCCTGAGGTGCCACAAACGCGGCAGCGGGGACAAAGTCAGCAGGGTTGATCTCACCCACACACAGCCACGAAGCCGCATCAGAGGTCAAGGCAGACTGCCCCACCATCCCGACCACGTCACCGACGACAGGGGTATACCAGCCCAGGTAGCCCACCCCGACGAACAAGCTCCCCTGGACGTTGACGACCAGGGGCGACACGGACTCGACCACCCCGATCCGAACCGTCGAAGGCTGAGACGGGTTCTGCTGGATCGTGGCCACCAGAGGCTGGGTCACGAAATCGCCTTAGCGGCCAGACGTGAGTGGACCAGCACCGTCGTAGCATTCACCGCATCCAAGGCGTTCTGTGCCCACTGAAGCTGAAGGTTGCCCGTCGTACCCGCAGTCAGGACAGTGGCTTCAAGCCTGGCCACCACGGCCGCACCGACACCAGCGCCACCAGCACTGATGACACCCACACCAGGCAGGGCTATGGCACCCACTGTGATGTCTCCGGTGCCACCAGCGGCAGTGGTGGCCAGGACCAGGCCAGCCAGGGTGGCGGTGGCCGCAGCAGGCATCGTGAAGGAGAACTTGATATCGCCAGTGGTGCTGGCCACGTAGTAGATCACCGCCTCCACGGCATACGAGGTGTTCGCGGCAGGCAGCGGAATCAGCAGCTGGGCATCATTGGTCAGGGCAATCGAGTTGATGATGTTCTGGGAGGCCGTCTTGTAGACCTGGATCGGGGTCACCGGAATCCACTTCGCCCCCGTGTACCGGTCATACCAGGTGGAGGTGTCCAGGATCGACAGCTCGCCCTGAACGGGCACAGGGTTGCGGGCAGTCCGGTCGGCAAGGTTCGTGTACCGCTGGACAAGCCTCGTCTCAATGTCGGATGTCTGGTCGATGAAGCCCTGCGGGGCATCGGCAGAATCCGTACCGATCGGGATGGTGATCTGCTGATTGGTGGTGTTGGTAGGCATGATGCCTCCCCCCTTATGCCTGGCTTACCAGGTAGCCGAAAGTGGTGACACGGTTGACGATCGGAGCAGCCGCACCAGTGAAAAGGAAAGTCGACCTGATCGCATCACCCTGGGCGCAGTTGATCAGCCCGATCACCTGAATGCCCGGAGTGGGGTTCGCATTGACGGCGGGTGAGGACGACTTGCGCCGGTAGATAACCGTGCCGTTGTGGGTCAGT